GAGACTTAATGATATAAATGACCTACACACAGGTATCGGAGACCTTGCTTATCTAGAACAAATGGAGCAATTTCTTTCTACTATTGATATGAAATTAACAGGTCATCCTCAAATTAACTTCAATCGTATAGATTCAAAACTCTATATTCAAGGAGACCTTGGTTCCGGAGGAGAACTCGTTGCAGGAGATAAGGTTATGGTAGAAATGTTTGTGTCTACATCACCTGCTCTTGCGAATGTATATAATGATATGTTTATGAAAGAATATACAACTGCACTAATAAAATTACAGTGGGGAGAAAACATATCTAAGTTTGATGGTATTACACTTCCAGGAGGAGTAAAGTTAGATGGTAGTAATATAAAACAAGAAGCACAATCAGAAATAGAAGCAATACGAAAAAGACTTATAGGGACATACGATACTCCTGTCAGTTTCTTTGTAGGATAGACAATGGCGACTAGTAAGTATTTCAAACACAATGTAAGGTCAGAGCAGTCACTCGTAGAAAGTCTGGTGATTGAGTCACTTCAATTCTATGGACAAGACCTATACTATTTGCCAAGAGAGATAGTCAACAAGGATAAAATATTTCTTGATGATGTACCTTCACGATTTGGTGAAGCATACAAGATTGAGATGTATCTTGATGGTAATCAGTTTGAAGGAGACGGAGAACTCTTTGCTAAGTTTGGTATTGAAATAAGAGATACGGCAACCTTTGTTGTTTCCATAAAAAGGTGGAGAGAATTAATTGGTCGTAAACTCACAGAGAATAACTTCAGACCTCGTGAAGGTGACTTGATATATTTACCGATGTCTAATACTATATTCCAGATTACAAAAGCAAGCAACTATGACCCATTCTTCCAACTCGGTCAACTTCCAACATACAAACTTACTTGTGAGTTATTTGAATACAATGATGAAGACTTCGATACTAACATTGCGAATATTGATGTAGTTGAATCAGAAAGTGCTTTCCAATATAAATTAACATTAGACTCAGGTTCAGGTTTCATATTAGGTGAAACAATTACACAGACATTCAGCACATATGCTATGAAGGGTGAGATTACTCGTTGGAGTGATTCTGATAAAGTTATGCATGTTGCTCACGCAGGTTCAACGGACGGAACATTCAAAGAGTTTGGTACGACTAAACTTGTGGTAGGTGGTACAAGTAATAAGTTTGCGACACCTACTCTCGTTGAAGAACTACAAAAGATACAAAGTGATTCTCAGAATAAAATCTTTGATGACTTTGAAGCAGACTTCTTAGACTTCTCAGAGAGCAATCCATTTGGAGATATTGAATAATGTTTGGTGGTCATTTTTATCACAAGAGAATTAGAACTGCAGTTTCCGTATTCGGTTCTCTGTTTAACAACCTTAATATAATTAGGACTAATGCTTCTAATCAAGTTATATCTCAGGTAAAGGTTCCTTTATCTTATGCTAAGAAAAGAGACTTTTTATCTCGTATAGAAGATATAGGGACAGGCGAATCAGAATATAAACTTGCAATCAAGTTACCGCGTATGTCATTTGAGATAACAAGTATGGCGTATGACAACACACGACAGTTACCAAAAATAAACACTATGTCCAAAGCAATTCAAAATAGTGTTGTATCAAGACAAAGACTTTATTCTGCGACTCCTTATAGTATAGGGTTTGCTCTCAATATATATGCTAAGAATCAAGACGATGCTTTACAAGTCGTAGAACAGATACTACCATATTTTGTTCCTCAGTACACAGTAACAGTAAAACCCTTTGCCGACATACCCACATTACTTGAGGATGTTCCAATATCTTTGACTAATGTAAGTGTATCAGACGAACAATCATCACAATTAGGTTCAAGAAGAACTATTGTATATACTTTATCATTTAAAATGGATATTCTTTTACATGGTCCACTATCTGATACTGGACAACAAATTATACGTGACGTTCGTACAAACTATTTTATACAAGGTGCGGACTCAGATGAATATATAAGTACAGTAAAGATAACACCTAATCCTAATTCAGTGAGTGTGGATAGTGACTATGGATTTACATTAACCTATATGGATAGCGATGGATTGTAATGAGTGAAGAAAAAACTATTAAAGCGGATTACGAATATTCGCGTGATACATATTATGAGTTGATAGAAAAGGGTCGGGAGTCATTAGACTTGATGATTGAAGTTGCTCGTGAGAGTGAACACCCTCGTGCGTTCGAAGTATTATCAAATATGATAAAAGGTATCGCAGATGTAAACGATAAGTTGATGGACTTGAATAAGAAGAACAAGGACATCAATAAAGAAGAGATTGTTCAGGATGCCAAGAATGTGACGAACAATCTTTTTGTAGGAACAACAACAGACCTACAGAGACTGATACAGAATGAAAGTAAAGTGATAGATGTTGAACCAGAGAAGTGACACATATCTCGGTAACATAAATGTTAAACGAGATGGCGTCCAACATAATTTTACAGAAGAAGAAGTAAAGGAGTATGTCAAGTGCGGCAAAGACCCTGTTTACTTCTGTAAGAAATATCTTAAAGTAATATCCCTTGATGATGGACTAGTTCCGTTTGACTTGTATCCATACCAAGAGAAGATGTTCGAACACTTCAATAATAATCGTTTCTCTATCGTACTTGCCTGTAGACAGAGTGGTAAGTCAATCAGTTCGGTTGGATATATATTATGGTATGCTTGTTTTCATAGTGAGAAAACTATTGCTATACTCGCGAACAAAGGTGCGACTGCAAGAGAGATGTTATCACGGGTCACTCTTATGTTGGAGAACTTACCTTTCTTTCTCCAACCTGGATGCAAAGCACTCAATAAGGGTTCAATAGAGTTCAGTAATAACTCTCGTATTATTGCGAGTGCGACCAGTGGTAGTTCAATTCGTGGTATGTCAGTAAACCTACTATTCCTAGACGAGTTTGCGTTTGTAGAACGTGCCAATGAATTTTATACTTCTACCTATCCTGTTATCTCTGCGGGTAAGGATACCAAGGTGATTGTAACGTCTACCGCAAATGGTATTGGTAATACCTACCATAAGATATGGGAAGGTGCAGTACAAAAGACAAATGAGTTTGTTCCGTTTACCGTAAACTGGTATGACGTTCCTGGAAGGGACGAAGAATGGAAACGTCAGACAATAGCAAACACTTCACCTTTGCAGTTTGATCAAGAGTTTGGCAACACGTTTTTTGGTACAGGGGACACACTTATAAATGCAGAAACCCTGTTATCATTCCGAGCAAAACCACCAAAAGAAGTCCTTGAAGGTGGCGACCTATTGGTCTATGAGAAACCCGTCAAAGGTCACGAATACATCATGACCGTTGATGTGGCGAAAGGAAGGGGGCAGGACTACTCTACCTTTACGGTAATCGACATTAGCAAAAGACCTTTTTCACAGGTTGCTGTTTATCGCAATAATAATATATCTCCTTTTCTCTTCCCTACACTTATATATAAGTATGCTATCCGCTACAATGATGCTTATGTTGTGGTTGAATCAAACGACCAAGGCACAGTAGTTTGTAATGGTTTGTATCAGGATATGGAATATGACAACATTCATATGGAAAGTGTTATCAAAGCAGACCGTATCGGGATTGAGATGAACCGTAAAGTAAAACGACTTGGGTGTACTGCAATCAAAGATATTCTTGAACATAAGAAATTAGAGATTGTAGACGAAAATACTATACTGGAGATATCTACATTCACCTCAAGGAAGAACTCATATGCTGCATCAGATGGTAACCACGATGACTTGATGATGAACCTTGTGATGTTTGGTTACTTTGTATCGACTCAATACTTCTCAGATATGACAGATATAAATCTGAAGGAGATGATGTTTGCTCAGAGAATGAAAGAAATAGAAGATGATGTGCCCCCTGTAGGATATATTGATGATGGAATAGAACCTATAGAATCTATCCAAGACCCTGAAAACAGACATTCAATTTGGGAACGTGTCGATGAATGGTAAAATTCTGTAATATATTGTTCGTATAAATAGATGTATTGAAACTAATAAAAACGTATTATGATTAACTTATAATTAGATAACTATAAAGGAAAAGTAAATGGCACTTTTTACACCCTCTGCTTCCCCTGCTGTAACAGTTAAAGAAATTGACCTAACGGGAACTGTCCCTAATGTTCAAACT